GGTCTCCGATTGGCGCGGAGAGTTCAGAACTTCAGACTCGGCGCAACGCTGGGTCACCAACGCGGCGCAATGTCGCTGAGGAGTGATCGACATGACCAAGGGCGGAGCGCGGAACAGGTCCGGGCCGCAGGCTGATCCGAATTCGGGTCGCAGTGATCGTCGGGGCTTCTCGCTGGACGCTTTGCCGGCCGAGGGCTACTCGGGTGAAGTGCCTGAGTTCCCGCTGGAGCAGGTGTCCCTGTATATCGAGCGCAAGGAAGGGTCCCGCGGCGAGTGGACCACGGTCCGCGAGTTCGACTCCGAGGGTTCGGAGGCGTTCCGTGCGCGCGAGGCCGACCTGTGGGCCTGGGTTTGGACGCTTCCTCAGGCGGCGGCGTGGGCGCGGGAACGGTGGCGCTGGCATTCGGTTGCGATGTGGGTCCGGACCGCGATCGTGTGCGAGGGCGGCGAGGCGCAGGCCGCGGACAAGAACTCGCTTCACCGGTTCGCCGACCAGATCGGCATGACGCCGGCGGGGTTGCGGGAGAACGGCTGGAAGATCTCCACCGATGAGGTCGCGGAGAAACGTGACGCGGATCCGCAGGCTGATGCTCGAGCGGAGGCCCGGGCTCTGAAGTCGCGGCTTTCGGTCGTGGCTGATGGCTCCGGAGGCTAGGCGGTACGACCCGGACTTTCCGACGCTGTGGGTCGCGCCCGCTTGGGTGGAGCGGCACTGCATCATCCCGGACGGGTTCCGGAAGGGTGCGCCGTTCCGGCATTACGACTGGCAGCTCTGGTGCACGCTGAACCACTACCGCGTCCGGGAGGGCGCGGAGGCGTTCGACGAGAACGGCTACCCGACGAGGGCGGCGGCGTTCCACTACCGCCGGTTTCAGGTCATCGCGCCGCAGAAGGTCGGCAAGGGCCCGTGGACGGCGACGCTCGCCGCGAACGAGGGTGTCGGGCCGGCACTGTTCGCCGGGTGGGCCGGGGACGATGACGGGTACGTCTGCGCCGATCATGGTTGTGGCTGCGGGTGGGAGTACCCGTACGACCCCGGTGAGCCGATGGGGATGCCGTGGTCGACGCCGCTGATCCAGTTGTTGGCGACGTCGGAAGACCAGGTCGACAACATCTACCGGCCGCTGCAGGCGATGGCGCGCAACGGCCCGCTGTCGGATCTGATGCTGGTCCGCGAGGGTTTCATCCGGCTGCCGAACGACGGCCGGATCGACGCGGTCACGGCGTCGGCGCAGTCGAGGTTGGGTAACCCGGTCACGGCGTACTTTCAGGACGAGTCGCAGCTGTTCACCCTCGAGAACAAGATGATCCGGGTCGCCGAGACGCAACGGCGGGGCGCGGCGGGCATGGGCGGCCGCGGCGGGGAGACGACGAACTGCTACGACCCGTCGCAGAACTCGACGGCCCAACGCACGCGGGAGTCGCGGGCGAAGGACGTGTTCCGGTTCTACGAGCCGCCGCCGGCCGGGCTGAAGTACACGGTCAAGGCGGAGCGGCGCCGGATCCACGCGTTCAACTACTCCGGGTCGCCGCACGTCAACATCGACTCGATCGAAGGCGAGTCCGCCGAGCTCGCGGAGAAGGACCCCGGGCAGGCTGAGCGGTTCTTCGGGAACCGCATGGTCGCCGGGCTCGGCACGTGGATGGACGGCGACCGGTGGGACGCCCGCAAGGCGCCGATGAAGGTGCCGCGGCGCACTCAGGTTGTCCTCGGGTTCGACGGTTCCGATGTGGACGACTGGACAGGGATCCGCGCGCAGACCCGCGACGGGTTCCAGTTCACCCCGGTCACGCCGGGCGGTCCGACGATCTGGAACCCGGCGGACTACGACGGGCGGGTACCGCGGCTCGAGGTCGCCGCCGCCGTGGAGTGGCTGTACACGAACTTCGAGGTGATCCGTGGGTATTTCGATCCCCCGTACTGGGAGACGGAGATCGACGGGTGGGCGGAGAAGTTCGGAGAAAAGCGTGTCATCCGGTTCTCCACGTACCGGCCGGTGCAGATGCACGCGGCGTGTGAGCGGCAAATCGTCGACGTGAACAAGGCCGACAGCAAGTTCTCTCACGACGGCTGTGAGGTGACCTCGCAGCACATGAGGAGCGCGCGGAAGGCGCAGCGCCCGTCGAACCGGTACGTCCTGGCCAAACCAGGCGACGGACGAAAGATCGACATGGCTGTGGTGTCGGTGCTGTGCAACGAAGCCGCCGGGGATGTGACCGCGGCGAAGCTCTGGAAGCAGACCAACTACGTCTACACCGCATAGGAGGAGGGCCCGTGGCGACTGAGGCCGAAGCCCTCCAACTGGTCGCGTTGCTCGACAGCGAACTGATCAACCGTCGGACGGTGGTGGACCGCAACGCCCGCTACTACCGGGGTGAGCAGCCGCTGAGGTTCGCTTCGCAGGAGTTCCAGAAGTACCACGGTGATCGGTACGTCGACTTCTCCGACAACTGGGTGCAGGTCGTCTCGGACTCCCCGATCGAGCGTCTCACCACCATTGGGATCAAGGCCCCGGGTGAGGAGAAGGCGGACGTTGAGTCGTGGCGGGTGTGGCAGACCAACGCCTTGGACGCGGACTCGCAGCTCGGCTATCTGGGTGCGGTGAACGCGGGCCGGTCGTTCGTGTTGGTGTGGGGCGACCCCGGCGACGAAGAAACCCCGATCGTGACGTTCGAGGACGCTTCGCAGTGCGTGGTGGTGTACGAGCCGGGTTCGCGCCGGCGGCGGCGCGCGGCGCTGAAGAAGTGGCAGGACGGCAACTGCGACTACGCGACCCTGTACTTGCCGGATGAGGTGTGGAAGTTCGAACGGCCGTTGCAGCGGATGGAAAAGTCCCCGCAGATGGCGTCGGTCGACGAGGAACTGAAGACATGGGAACCCCGCGACCTCGCAGAGCCGAACCCGCAGCCGAACCCCATGGGCGTCGTGCCGATGGTGGAGCTGCCGAACAAGCCGATGCTCGCGGAGGACCCCATCCCGGACGTGTCGGGTGTGGTGCCGATGCAGGACGCGGTGAACCTGCTGTGGGCGCAGCTGTTCACCGCCTCGGACTTCGCGTCGTTCCATCAGCGGATTGTGCTCGGCGCGGAACGCCCAATGATCCCGCTCTTGAACGCTCAGGGTGAGGTAATCGGGTCCCGGCCGGTGGACATGGAGAAGTTCGCTGTCGACCGGGTCCTGTGGATCACCGATGAGAACGCGAAGATTGCGCAGTGGAACGCGACGGACCTCAACGCCTACACGGACATCATCGAGGTAGCTGTCGGGCACATCGCGGCGCAGACGCGGACTCCGCAGCACTACCTGATCGGGAAGATGGCGAACCTGTCCGGGGACGCCCTGATCGCCGCTGAAACCGGTCTGGTGAAGCGGGTCCAGGAAAAGCAGCTGTGGTACGGACAGGCCGAGCGGGAGATGTTCGGCCTGATCGCGCTCGCGCAGGGCAACAAGGCGAAGGCGAAGGCCATCACCGCGGGAACGGTCCTGTGGGCCGACGCGGAGTCGCGGTCGCAGGCGCAGCTGGCGGACGCGTTGCTGAAGCTCCGGCAGATCGGGTTCCCGTTCGAGTGGATCGCGTCCCGGTGGGGGCTCACGCCGCAAGAGGTCGTGGACCTGATCGACATGAAGAAGCGCGAGACCAACGCGGACGCCGCGGCCGCGGCCGCTTTGGCACTCAAGAACACGACCCCGCCGACTGGTCCAGTGCAGCAGCCCGCGCCGGTCCAGTAATAGATCTGACCTGCGCGCAACGCGCGGATCACCACCCCCGCAATGGGAGATACGCATGGAGAAAACAGCCGAGGAACTCGCCGCCGAAGCTGCCGCCGCCGAGGCGGAAGCCGCAGCAGCCGTCGAGGCGGACGACGAGGAAGACGAGCCTGAAGGCGCCGAGCAACTCGGTGACGCAGGGAAGCGTGCCCTCGACGCCATGAAGGCGAAGAAGAACGACTACCGCGACAAGCTCCGTGCCGCGAACACCGAACTGGAGACGCTCCGCAACGGAGCGACCAAAAAGGACGGCGAGCTCGACGCCGACCAGATCCGCCGCGAAGCGGAGACGGCGGCAACCACGAAGGCGAACGCACGGATCGTCCGATCGGAGATCCGAGCCGCCGCAGCCGGCAAGCTGGCCGACCCGAAAGACGCCCTCACCTTCCTTGACCTCTCACAGTTCGAGGTCGACGACAACGGTGAGGTCGACAGCGAAGAGGTCGCCGACGCGATCGACGAACTGGTGAAGAACAAGCCCTACCTGGCAGCCGCAACGGCGAAGAGGTTCCAGGGCACCGGCGACGGCGGCGCGGCACGCAAATCGGGCAAGCCGAAGCAGCTCACCGAAGCCGACCTCAAAACCATGACAGCCGACCAGATCGTGAAGGCGCAGGCCGAAGGCCGCTGCGCTGACCTGCTCGGCGCCGGCTAACCAGAAAGGGGCCCCTCGTGGCCATCACCCGATTCAGGCCGGAGATCTGGTCCGCCAATCTCCTGGTCGCACTGCGGAAGCAGCTCGTGTACGCCGGTCCCGGCATCATGAACCGCGACTACGAGGGTGAGATCACCCAGTCCGGTGACACTGTCCGGATCACGTCCATCGGTGACCCGACCATCGGCACGTACAACGCGAACACGACCACGGTCACTCCCGAGGAACTGACGGACGCGCAGCGGACCCTGGTCGTCGACCAGGCGAAGTACTTCAGCTTCTTCGTCGACGACATCGACCAGCGGCAGGCCAAGGGGAATGTGATCCCCGAGGCGATGTCCCGCGCGGCCTACAAGATCGCCGACGTCGTGGACCAGTACGTCGCGTCGTTCTACACCGGCGCGCAGACCGCGAACGTCCTCGGGTCGACCGGCTCGCCGATCCTCGCCGGTCCGACGGCGGACACCACCAAGTCGCTGTTCTACGACCTGGTCCTGGTTCCGCTGCGGACCAAGCTGAACCGTGCCAACGTCCAGAGCGAAGGCCGCTACGTCGTGGTGTCGCCGGAGGCCACGGCGCGACTGCTGCTCGACTCCCGGTTCATCAAGGTCAACGAATCCGGGACCAGTGAGGCGCTGCGAAACGGCATCGTTGGCCGCGCGGCGGGGTTCGACATTCTCGAGTCGAACAACGTTCCCAACCCGACCGGCAACGTCCACGTGATCCAGGCCGGCGTGAACCGGGCGATCAGCTTCGCCGAGCAGATCAACAAGACCGAGGCGTACCGCCCCGAGGCGAAGTTCGCCGACGCGGTCAAGGGCCTCGTTCTGTACGGCGCGAAGCTCCTCCGTCCCGACTCGATCGCCGTCGCCTACGCCGACGTGCTCTCCTAAGGAGGACTGACCAATGGCACGCACCGCTGTCGCGTACAGCAATCTCGTTCCGAACAGCAACCTCGCCGACCCGTCGGCCACTGCGGTCACGTCGGGCGCCGGCAACGGCGCGCAGATCCCCGACGTGTCGCCGAACCGGCGCCAGTCGCTGCCCGAACTGACGCTGCTGCGAGTCAGCAACGCCTCGGGTGGCTCCGGCACCGCGACCCTGAAGGCGGGCGCAGCCCCGCCGGCGCTCGCCGCGGGGCTCGGGGACTTCACGGTCACCGTCGCGAACACGGCCACCCAGTGGATCGGCCCGGTCGAATCCGGTCGGTTCATGCAGGCCGACGGATCGCTGATCCTGGAGACCTCGGTCGCGATGTCCGTGACCGCGTTCAAGGTTCCCCGGAACACCTGATGGCCGAGGAGGAGCGCGAGCTCGCGCATTTCCGAGGCGAGGGCGGCCAGGTCATCGGTATGGATCTGCCGCTGGACGAGACGATGCAGGACAAGGTCACCAAGGGGTACCTGAAGCGGGTCAACGAGGACGGTTCGCCGTTCGTCGACGAGTCCGTGAGCAGTGACCTCACCAAGGGGAGCTCGCCGCGGCCCGCGGTGAACGCGCCGAAGGCGGAGTGGGTCGGGTACGCGGTGAACGCGCTCGGCATGGAGCCGGACGACGCCGAGGCCGCGACCAAGCAGGACCTCATCGATCTCGCGAACCAGCAGTAGAGGGAGGCCACCGTGGCACTGCAAGACCTGGCGACGGTGGCTGACCTCGAAGACAGGAACGTCACCGTCCCGGCTGGTGTTCAGCCGTCGGTGTTCCTCGCGGCCGCAGGCGCGGCCGTTCGGGACGCGGCGGGGGTGCCGATCACGGCGGAGACGTTCACGGTCACTATCCCCGGCGTCCCGGATCAGTGGCTCCCACTGCCCGGCCAGCCGGTCACGTCGGTGGCCACTGTGCTGCTTGACGGGGTCGCGGTGACGGACTGGAAGCTTGTCGGCGGCCGCCTGTGGCGCCGCGGCGGGTGGGAAGCGGTGTGCGGGGAACCGTCCAACGTGACTCTCACCATCACCGGCGGACTCCTCGAGGTCCCGAAGGACATCGTCGACCTCGTCTGCTCGGTGGCGGGGCTCGGAATGCGGGAAGCCGCGGCCGGCGAGTATTCGTCGGCGGGTGACCTGGTGAGCGTCAGCATCGACGACTACACCGAACAGCACGGCAACTACCAGGGGGCGGACCGGCTCGCCGGTCTGCTCGAGCTGCCACCGGCGACGCGGGAGCGTCTTCGGGCGCGGTTCGGTGGCGGCGTGGATCTGCTGAGGTCGCGGTGAGTGCGCTCGGCGCGGTCATGCGCGGACGCGCGCGCGCCGAGGCGCTGATGCTGGACACCTGCACCGTCAAGGCGGTCACCGGGAACACCACCAATCCCACCACGGCGGTCGTCACCCCGACGTACGGGGCTGCGGTGTACACGGGGAAGTGCAAGGTCCAGAACCAACGGTCGTTCCCGTCCAACCCGGACGCCGGCGAGCACCAGTTCACCACCACCCCGAACGAACTTCACTTGCCGGTCGCGGCGGTGGTGGCGACGGGGCAGTTGGTGACGATCACGGCGGCGGTGGATCCGGTGAACGTGGGCCGGAAGTTCCGGATCCGCTCCACAGACCGGAAGTCCCTTCAGACGGCACTCAGGTGTCAGGTTGAGGAGATAGTCGGATGACCACTGTGGACACCAGCCAGCTGGACGCGCTGGTCGCTGATCTGGAGAAGATCCCAGCGGAGAAGCGGAAAGAGTTCCGCAAGGTCCTTGAGCGTGGCGCGCTGAACATCAAAAACGGGCTGCGTGCCGACGCGACCGGGCATCCGACGTACCGGTACTTCCCGTTTTCGATCACGTACGACATGACGGGGGAGTTCTCGGCGGAGATCGGGCCGGACAAGGACCGTGTTCAGGGAGCGCTCGGAAACTTACTGTATTTCGGCCGGTCTGACTCCGGTGGCGTGCTGAACATCAACGGCCCCATCGAACGGGAAGCCCCGCGGCTCGAGGACTTCGCCGCCGACGTCGCCGCGGACATCCTGTGACCGAGACGGACCTGATCCAGAAGCACCGCACCGCGCTGAAGACGCTGCTGTCGGCGGTGAACTTCACGATGCACGACGGCGCGGTCCCGGACCTTCCTTCGTTCCCGTACTTCGTGCTGTACACGGACACCGGCATCGACGCGAAGACGAAGGTGTGCGGGGATTCGGACGAGACGACATTCCGGTTCCAGATCACCTCTGTCGGTGAGACCGCGGATTCGGCGGCGGTCGTCGCCGGTGCGGTCCGCGCGGTCGTCCTCGACGCCAGGCCGGTCGTTGTCGGTCGGGGGTCGGTGAACCGGATCCGGAAAGAGACGGGGATCCCGGTCCGGGAGGACAAGGACGTGACCCTGCCGGGAAGCAATCGCCACCCGCTGTACGCGGTGGACACGTACGTATTCGAGTCCTGGAAGGACTGACCATGGCCAACATTGCTCTGGCGCAGGCGCTGCCGGGTGGCGTGGTGCTCACTGCCACCACCCCCACCGCGGGCCCTGACAACCTGACCCCCGGCGATTCGGGCGCGGGCTCGTACCTGCTCGTCAACAACGCCTCCGGTGGTTCCACCACGATCACGATTCTCGACCCGGGCAAGACGAAGTACGGCGTCGCGAACGGTTCCCTCGTGGGCACCGTCGCGGCCGGCGCGCTGAAGGTGTTCGGGCCGTTCACGGGCGACCTCGCCCAGGCGGTGGACGGGCTCATCGACGTCACCTCGAGCGTGACGGCGTCAGTGTCCCTCTACAGCTTCCGGGGCTGAGCATGGCTGACGGTGACGAGTTCACGCGCGCGAAGTGCCCGGCGACCGGTGCGATCGCCGCGCTCCCGACAGTGGCTTTGAGGCTCGGCCACATCCCCGGCTGGGAAGCCGTCGACGGGCCGCTGCCGGACGGCCCGAAACCCGCCGCGTTCCCGCCTAAGCCCGCCGGCGCGCCGCCGGAGGAGACCGCCGACAGCAAGTCGGCCAAGCAGACGAAGAAGGAGTGAGTCATGGCCGACATGCTCAACGACGGACAGATCAAGGTCACGTTCGTGCCCTCGATTGCCAACATCGCGGCACCGACGACGGCCGAGCTCGCGGCGGGTACGGCTCTGGAGTGCCTGATCACCGCTGACGGTCTGGAGATCAAGACCGACGAGGGTGTCATCGAGATCCCGAAGCTCTGCGAGACTTCGATGTCTCAGGCGCCCGGCCGGACCACGCACGGTGTGACGCTGACGATGGTCCGACAGACCACCCTCGGGTTGGACTACGCGTGGACGGTACTGCTGCGCAACACGATCGGGTTCCTCGTCATCCGGTTGGCCCTGCCGTACACGACGGCGTACGCGTCGGCGCAGAAGGTCATCGTCTACCCGGGCCGGGTCGGGGAGCGGCGTCTGCAGAAGCCGGAGATGAACGGCGCCACGAAGAGCGTGTCCCAATGGTACGTGTCGTCGCAGCCGAACTTGGACGCCACCATCGCGTAACCCCCTGTTCGCGCCGTCGCGGCTTCTTCTCCCTGATCGGGCCGCGGCGGCGCTTTCTTGTCCAGATCAGGGAAACAGGTCAGGGAGACCACTGTGGAGCTCGAAGAATTCGACAAGATCCTTGCGTCGGCGAAGATGCCGGAGGCGGAGATCCCGCTGTGCCTGCGGGGAGATTTGCAGGCCGAGTGGGAGCTGCTCGACGCCGAGCTGAACGCGGAGCAGCCCAAGGAGACCGCCACGCTGGCGGGCCGGGCCCCGAACGTGGAGTTGGCGCAGCGGATCCAGGCGCTCGAAGCTGAGATGGCGAACGCCATGGTCACGATCCGGCTGCGGGCGTTCAACCGGGACAAGTGGTTCGCGCTCACCGCGAAGCACCCGCCGCGCACGGATGTGTTCACCGACCTGAGGCAGGGGTTCAACGGCTCCACGATCTGGGACGAACTGATCGCGGACACCATCCTCGAGCCCCAGTTGGACGCTGAGCGGGTGACGAAGCTGCTCGACAGTCTCACCGCCGGGCAGGTCGATCGGGTCGCTCAAGAGGCGTGGAACCTGAATCGGCAGGACGTCACGCGTGTCCCTTTCTCGTTGACCGCCTCGCGCATCAGCCCGATTTCCGTCGAGACGTCGAAGCCGCAACCCGACTCGGGATCTCCCACAGACGGTGGTCCGGGTGGGAACCGAAGGAAGTCACCGAGCACGTCTACGAAGACGGCCGGCTAGTCCGCTCGGCCACCATCCGCGAAGCCGAGTGGGACGGCGAGCAACGGGGCCTCGTCCTGGCGCTCCTGAGCTTCGAAGGCCAGTCCTGCCATGGATGCGGCGGGTTCCTCCCGGAAACCACGGATCCGGACAACGACGGCCGGTACAAGGCGGGCTACCCCGGGCGCTGCTACCGCTGCTCGGCGATCAAGGCGCAGCAGAAGGAATACGAGGACCAGAAACCAGAAGCGTTGGTGCTCTGGCCGGTCGAGTTGAGGAAGAAGGGAGGTTCCGATGGCTGAACGTTCCGTCAAGGTGGACCTCTCCCTCGATCCGTCCAAGTACATCGCCGGGGCTCGCGCGGCGACAGCGGCGACGAAGGACCTCGACAAGGCCGCCCGGGATCTCCGCCGCGCGCATGACGACGAAGCCACCGCGGCTGGTGCGGTCAAGGTGGCCGAGGCGAAGCTCGCTGAGGTCAACGCCGATGCGAAGGCGAAGACGTCGCAGCGGGTCGCGGCTGAGGAGAGCCTCGCGAAGGCGCACCGTCAGCACGAGGTAGCCCAGTCGAACCTGACGGCGGCGACTGACCGGTTCACCGCGGCGCAGAAACGCGCCGGGGACGAAGCGGAACGCTCGGGCAAGAAGGTCGAGGCCGCCACCGAGAAGGCCGCTAAGCGCACCAACTCAGCGTTCAACGCACTCGCCTTCACCGGGCTCACCGTCGGCCTGCCAGCAGCTGCTGCGATCGGCGCCGCAGGCGTCACCGCGTCTCTCTCACTGGTCGCCGGCGGGTTCGCCGCGCTCGGCGTAGTGGGCGTGGCAAAGACCGACGCAGTGCAGACGGCGTTCACGAAGCTGAAGACCGGTGTGGTTGCTGACGTCCAGGCCATGTCCGCACCGCTGCAGGGCGACGTGGTCAACGCGATCGACGACGTGGGCAAGGCATGGACGCGGCTCAAGCCGCAGATCGCCACAGCGGTGCAGGGCTCTGCGCCCGCACTGCGCGAGCTGACGGGCGCGGCGACGGACCTGGCGGAGAACGCCATGCCCGGACTCATCACCGCGGTGCAGGCATCTCAGCCCGCCCTCGCGGGTGTCCGGACGTTCGCCGGACAAGCAGGGGCCGGACTGGGGGACTTCTTCACCAACGCCTCGAAGGGGTCGCAGGGCGCCCAGGCTGGGTTCACTGTCCTCGGTGGAACGGTGCAGACCCTGGAGGGGCGGCTGGGGTCACTATTCGCGAACCTCGCCAATGCCTCCACCGGTCCGCTGCGTTCACTCGACGTGATCGTGGACCAGCTCTCAGGGGGGCTGGTTGACATGACCGCGAAGGGCTCTGGTGCACTCGGGGTGCTGCAGGGCTTCGGCACGGCAGGTTCGGGTGCGGCGACGGTTCTTCATGGACTGCTGGCGGGAGTCTCGGCGTTGCCGCCGCAGGTGACTCAGTTCGCGGGGGCGCTCGGCGCGACGAACATGATGATGGACAGGCTGAGCAACGGCAACATCAACATCGGCAAGGGCTTCGAGGGGCTCGGCGGGAAGATCAAGGCCGCCGAGGGCGCGAGTGGGAAGTTCAGCGCGGCCATCGGTGGCCTCGCGTCTGGCGCGATCAACCCAGCCTTCCTCGCTATCACCGCGTTGGGTCTGGGGCTGGACTACCTGGGGGAGAAGCAGCAGAAAGCCGCCCAGTACGCCGCTGAGCACCGCGACAACGTGCGCGCGCTGACGGACGCGATCCGCCAGGACAACGGCGTGCTGGGTCAGTCGACGAACCAGGTCAACTCGAAGGCGCTGGCCGACAAGAACGCGGCGAACAACCTGGCTTCGTTCGGGCAGAACATCGGCACCGCGACGAGGGCGATTCAGGGAAGTAGCTTCGCCTACGACGAGCTGAAGTTCTCCGCTGACGCGACAATGACCACGATCGCCGATGCGGCGGGGATCACCGGCAACAACCGGGACGAGCTGGTGAAGCTCGGCACGGTGTCCTTGGAGACCGGCAAGAACTACGACCAGCTGAAGAACGACGTCCTCGCGACAGGGCTGACGTTCGACTCCAGTGGCGAGTCGGCGCAGCGGCTCACCGGTGACCAGCAGAGCCTGATCGAGCAGCTGATAAACGGTACGGGCGCGGTCGGGGAGCAGATCAAAGCGCAGCGGCAGGCGCACGATTCGTACCTGGCGACTGAGCATGCTCTGACGGGGTTGACGAACGCGCAGATCGAGGCCCGTAACGCGACGGCGCTGCACACGCAGGCGATCTACGATCAGCAGAACGCCGCCCTCGGATACCGGGGGACGTTGCTGTCCACTCAGGACGCTGAGGACAAGTACAACAAGACCCTGAAGGACGGCAAGGCTACCACGCTCGACAAGCAGAAAGCGTTGCTGGATGTGGAGCGGGCGTATGCGGCGCAGGAGCAGGCCGCCTACAACGCCGCCTACGCCGAATCGAAGTCCACTACTGAGGACGGCAAGAAAACCGACGGGCTGAAGGCGCTCAACACCGAGACCGTCAAGATCGCGTCGAAGTTCAAGAAGGACATCCCGGAGTCGCTGCAGAAGACCATCGGTGCGATGACGCCGTTGGAGGCGACTGCGGCGGGCGCGACGGTGGCGATCAGCAAGACCGGGGATGCGGTGTATCGCCTGCCGTCCGGCAAAGAGATCAAGATAGTTACGCAGACCGAAGAGTCGAAAGCGAAGCTCGCCGATTTCATCGCGCAGATGCAGGCGCAGAACATCACCATGAAGGTTTTCACCGATACCGGACCCGCCACTGGGCAGGTGAAGGACTGGCAGAACACCACCACCACGATTCAGGGCAACACCACTACTTATACCTACACGGACCCGGCTACGCATGCCGTGTCGATGTGGAAGGTCACGACGGACGCCACCGGCGCGAAGACCACTACCTTTGCCGACGTCGATCCGGCGACGGGAAAGGTCCGGATGTGGAAGCAGAACACCGACGGCACGTGGGCGCAGGTGACCGCGACCGCTGATGTTGTGGCGGCCGAGACTGCGCTGAACAACGCGGCCCGTCCCCGCACGGCGACCATTCACGTCACCACCACGACCGGATACGCGAACATCGGCATCGGGACCGGCGGCCGAGGCTCAGCCGCCGCAACCGGTGGGCTCATCACTCCCGGTGGGGCGCAACGGTTCGCGAAGGGTGGCCCGGCGCTCCACGTCGGCCCCGGCGGCCTGCTGTCCGGCCCGGGTACGGGTACGTCCGACGACATCATCGCCCGGGTCTCCAACGGCGAGTTCGTCGTCAATGCCGCGCAGACCCGGGAACACCTCCCGCTGCTCCGCGCGATCAACAACGGGAGTGACGGGTTCGCCGCAGGTGGCATGGTCCAGGCCGAGGACGGCTCGTGGGTGCCATCGTCGTTCTACGGGTCGGCGCCGAAGGGCCCGCACGCGATGCTCACCGAGGAGGGCTACGCGAAGCTCCGCGCCCAGGCGAACACGTCGGGCATCGGGTCGCTGCCGCAGATCCTGCAGGACCAGCTCCGCACCTATGGCGGCTGGACCGACAACGCGGTGCAGCAAGCCATCCAGTCCGGGAACGCTGTGCGCCAGTCCGCGACATACACGGCGCCGACGAGCTCGGCCAGCAGTTCAGGCGGCGGGTCGTTCACGGGCAACCTGTACCTCAGCTCGGGTGAGTTCATGGGCAAGGTCCGCGGCGAGATCCAGCGGGACAAGCGCCAGACCCGGCGCGCGGTGACTTCGGGCGTTGGGGGTGCGCGATGACGGTGACGGCCACCTACATGAACGACCTGTCCCGGGTGCGTGTCGCCTACTCCTCCGCCCCTGCGGGGACGGACTACGCGAAGGTGGAACGGTCCCTCGACGGGATCACCTGGGTCACCGTCCGAGGCGGAGCGCAGGTCACCACGATCACGAGCGCGGGGAAGGTCGACGACTACGAGTTCACCCCCGGCGTGGTCAACACCTACCGGGTCTCCTACGTGGACACGGCCCTGTTGCCGACGTTCGGCACGGCGGGGACGGCGGCGACCGGGAACAACGCGTCGGTGGTGCCGGCGCATCCGGCGAGTCTCGCTATCGGTGAGCTGAAGCTGATTTTCGCGAGCATCCGCAACTCCGGAGCGGGGACGGTGAACACCCCGGCCGGTTGGGCGAAGATCGCCGAGTCGGGGAACATGGCGCTCCTGTCGAGGGTCCACCAGTCTGGCGATACGGCACCGACGGTGACATTCACCGGTGGTGTGGTGAACGCGGATACGTTGGCGCAGATGGCGAGGTTCCCGAACTCGAAAGCTCTGGTGTCGTCCGCGCCGGTGTCGCAGCTGAACGGGAGTGCGCAGAACATCGCCGGCCCGACCGTCGTGCTGGACGGTGGGGGGATGCTGCTGTATCTGGGGTGGAAGCAGGACGACATGACGTCGTCCACCACCCCGTCGTTCGCGACGAAGATCGGGGACGTCTCCTCGACCACCGGTGACGATGCCAGCATGTGCTGGTTCTACTTCGCGTCCCCCACAGCGAACGCCGGCGTGTCGTTCACCGTGTGGCCAGTGGTGATCACCGGCGGTGCTGCGGCGATCTCTCGGGGCATGGCTGTGCAGATCCCGGTGGTCGACAACATCGGCGTCGAGACCCAGACGGTCACACCGTCCCTTCAGGACGTCACCGGTGTCGAGAAGGTGTGGATCAAGAACCTTCAGCGGCCGTACATGAACACGGCGCTCTCCACCCCCGTGGGGTTGATCACCGTCAAACGTGCCGCCCGCGCGGGAGTGTTCCCCGTCGTGGGCCGGTCGGTTGCGGTGGCGGTGACGGATCAGAGGCTGGGGAAGGAGCTCACCCTGGGGGCGCGGGTGGAGAGCGCCAACGAACGGGACCGGCTGGAGCTGGTCCTGAAGTCTGGTGAGCCGATTCTGCTGCATATCCCTCCGGGGATCATTCGCCTGAAGTCGATGTATGCCGTCATCGGGGACGACGAGTACGACGACGAAACCGTCACCTACACCCTGCCGTTGACGGAGGTCGCCGCGCCGGACGCGTCGATCGTCGGGAACACGGTGACGTGGACTGATGTCGTAGCGACCTACGCCACCTGGGCGGACCTGATCGCGGCGAAGGCTACCTGGGCGGCCGTGCTCGACTCCGTTGGCAGCCCCACAGATGTGATCACCGGCTGATGCGCCCCGTCACGCAACGGTTCCTCGACTCCATCCGAGGCTCCCACGCGATGCGCGCCCGCGCCCGCGTCATCCCCGCCGGGCTGTCCGGGTTGAACCCCGGAACGCTGGACTCCAAGGGGAACCCGGTGAACGAGATCCCCATCTTTTCGGGGGATGTGAAGCTCGACTCCACTGCGGATGTCCGGGGCACCCTGGACATGGAAACCACCTACGCATGGCCCACCTCCGCCTCTGGTCTCCTCACCCCGTACGGGAATGAGATCTACATCGAGCGGGGCGTGGTGTTCGGCGATGGCGTGGTCGAGTGGGTGTCTCAAGGCTACTTCCGGATCTACTCGGTCGACCAGGCGGACGCACCCGATGGGCCGATCCAGATCGGCGCGCGGGACCGCATGTCCGGCATCATCGACTTCAAGCCGTTGGCGCCGCGGCAGTTCCTCGCGGGGACGACGGTGGACGCGGCGTTCACGGCGTTGGTGGGTGAGGTGTATCCGTCGGCGATCATCATCTACGACTTCGATGCCACCGTTACCCCGTTCACGAGCAACCATGTGATGGACAGTGACCGGTACGCGTTCCTGAAGGACATCGTGGACAGTCTCGGGAAAGTCATGTACTGGGACTACCAAGGCCGTCTGCAGGTGAAGACCGCCCCGAACCCGGCAAATTCGGTGTTCACCATCAACCACGGAAAGGGCGGGGTGATGGTGAACATGTCCCGTTCCCTGGACCGGGCGGACGTGTTCAACGCCGTGGTGGCGAAAGGCGAAGCACCGGGCGAACAGCAACCTGTTCGTGCAGTGGCGTACGACTTCAACCCGAAATCCCCGACCTATTGGGACGGTCCGTTCGGGAAGGTCCCGACTGAGCTGACGTCGTCGTTCATCACGACGACGGAGCAGGCACAGACTGCGGCTCAGGCGAAGCTAGACCGGTCGATCGGCGTGCCCTACAGCGTGGACTTCTCCCTGATCCCGAACCCGGCCCTGGAGCCACTGGATCCGGTGTTGGTGTCGTACACGGGGAAACGCCCGTCTGAGACGCACGTGATCCAGTCTCTGACGGTTCCGTTGACAGCGCAGGAAGCCATGACCGGGACGACGCGGCAGAGGGTGTTCTCATGAGATCCGACGACGTCGCACCGGGAATGGTCCAGCGGGACCCTTCAGGCAGTCGGGACATCGGTCTCCGTCAGGGCGTCATCACCGCGTGGGATGACCTGACCGGTCAGAACACAGTGAACGTCGAGGGCGAAGAGTTCACCAACCTGGATTGCGTGCAAAGCGGCATCGGCATCAGCTACGCGGCGGGCGACTCAGTCGTAGTGATGAAGAAGCAGTCCACCTACTTCATCCTAGGCAAGGTCGCATCGTCAAACGGAATGGCCGGGTCGGCAATCCAAGAGGTCGTGTACGGCTATAGCGACACGGTCGGGTCCACGGGCGGCGGGTGGATCGACGTTCCGACCGCACCCGTGTCAGTTACGGCATATATCGGCTCAAGTCGTAAGTGCATTGTTATCTGGCGCGCCGATGTATCCGTGAACAACAGCCTCGGTGAAGTCTCCTGGGATGTAACAGGAGCATCCAGTATCACGGTCGCATCCAGGGCAGGTATGTCGATGATCATGGATGCCACGAGTTCGGGCTCACCGTCGACTGCCGTGAAGGCCACCCTCGCGGGGTTCTACACCGTTCGACCTTCGATTGGCCTGAAGCAGGGATTGAACACCTTCACGATGAAATACCGGGTCGCCCTTCATGGGTCAGGAACAGTTTCAGTGTTCGGGTCCCCGCAGATGACGGTCATACCGCTGTGAATCCGGGAAAGGAGTAGCTCATGCCCGGTGCAACTGCCCGATACGGCTGGCACTACGGGGTTCTGTCCGACACGCCTGATGGGGCGACACAGGAGCAGACCCTCGCGCAGGACGTCGAGGTCACTGTCGGCGGACTCGACGACCGCACCGTCAACTCCCCCAAGGGCTACATCGGCAGCCACAAACCAGTCGCTGCCGTCTCCAGCGCAGGTACCACCGAGACAGTCGCGTGTGTGGTGCAGTGGACCGCGGTCACCGGCCGCCGGTACATGTGCCGGTGGCAGGGGGACATGAGCGGCACCGGTACCACCACCACCGCAAACCTCCGCATCCGGTTCAAGCAGACCGCGTCCACAACGGACATCACCGGCACCATCATCTCTGCCCGCGACTCCCCTGTGAACGCTGGCGCGAACACCCCATGCGACCAGTTCGGAGACTTCGTAGCCGCCTCCTCCCTGACCTACACCGTCGTCGCGACCATCCAGGCGAACGGTACCGGGAACGCAGTGCAGGCGTACAACGCGACGACGCACACCCCGAACCTGACGATCGAAGACATCGGAGTCTGATGTGGACGGCGGCCTGCTGGGGTCTCTGATCGCCTCCGCCATCGTGCTGCTCGGCGGCGGCACGAAGCTGGAGATAAACCGAGTTTCCCGGCGAGACAAGAAGATCGAAGTCCTTGAGGCCATCGTCGATGCGCAGAAGCAGACGATCGCGAAGCAGGACCGGCAGCTCGATCGGTTCGAAATCACAGCGGAGATCCAGGACAAGTTCTTCTCTCAACTGCCGCAGCCCTTACAGCGCAATGATCCGAGGCGATCATGAAGTGGATTCGGCGACGCACCACCGACGAAGCACTCCATGAGCAGCTCGCCCTCGCGCAGGAGAAGTTGCGGGAAACGAAAAGCCGAGACCCGAAGGTGAACAGGATCGCCGACAGACTGCGCAAGCACTACGAGGACAACCAGTTCGCGACCCGGATCGTCCAGCACCTCGCGGAGGGCCGATGACACCCGTGGCCCCGGCGTGGCTGATCATCTTGTCTGGAGTGCTCCTCGCTGTCGACACGCTCGCCTGCGTCGCGTTCATCGTCATCTACACCCGCCGTGCGAAGTGGTGGCGCAACGACGTCGGCCGAAACCTCGTCACCATGTCCGCCTCGCTGGGAGGACTGCTCGGGTACAGCGCTTTGGCGTTCCTGTGGCCGGGCATTCCGGGGCGGGTCATCATCCGCACCGTCCTGTTCCTGTCCCTCACCGCCGCTGTCATCTGGCGGGTCGTGGTGTTCCACAGGATCGGCCGGGAGATCGATCGAAAAAAGGAAGATCAGGGATAGCCATGCGCACGATGTACGACGCGGTGACCGCGTCTAACATCCCCACGACCGCCGCCATGGTCGCCGGGTACGTCGACCAGATCAAGCTTCCACCCTGGACGGCCGCCGACTGGGCTCGCTTCCCCAACGCCGTCAAGGTCGAGATCGTCAAGAAGGCCACCTCGGACTGGGGTGACGTCCTCGACGTCGAGCCGGGCGACGCCACACCCGCCGAGGCGCCTGGCTGGGTGGCAATGCGTCGCCGTTCCGGCGCCGACCCCACTGTCTACTGCAACTCCTCGACGTGGCCCCTGGTGCGCGCGGCGTTCCAGAACCAAGGCGTCCCGGAGCCGCACTACTGGATCGCCAAGTACGACGGCGTGGCCACCATCCCCGCCGGCTGGTCCGCGCTCGGCTGTGTCGCGAAGCAGTACGGCGGCGACGTCCCGGGCGGCTACGACCTCAGCTGTGTCGCCGACTTGTGGCCCGGCGTCGACTCCGGCCAGCCAGCCCCTGCTCCAACCCCCGCCAATCCGTCAGGAGTGGAACTCATGGAACGCAAGATCGTCCCCGCCAGCCCGTCGACTACTTCCGTCCGGCTGCTGCTCTCCGGCTCGCCCGGCGCGGCCATCGTCATCCGACCGAAGATCGGCCCGGACGGCTTGGCGAAGAACCCCGTCTACATCGGCAACATCTTCGCGTGGGGCAACGACAAGTCCGGCGTCGGCCACAACCCGAAGACCGACGGCACCAAGGACTTCCGACTGGAATCCCACCGCCGGATCGAACTCCCGGGCGCCGTGTGGGCCGACCTCGAGTACTCGTGCAGCGAAGACTTCGAACTCGACATCGTCGGCTGAGAAAGGACCAGGCCATGAGCGACCCCATTCCGCCGCTGCCCCTGCCGCGGCACTCCCTCGACACTCCCGCCCCGTGGTACGCCCGCTACTCGAAGGCGCTCGCCGCGCTCCTCGGCACCCTCACGCCCGGTGCGGTGCTCGCGCTGCTGGGGCTGTTCGGGGTGCACGTGGACTCCACCGTCGCCATGGCGATCGTGACGGTCCTCGGGTTCCTCTCCACCATCCTCGCGCCGGCCAACGCCGCGAAGGAGTAGGCGCCGGTGGTTGCCAGTGTCGCCACCGTCGCGTCCGGGAACGGCACCGGCAACTACACCGTCAACGTCCCCGCCAGCACCGCGAACGGCGACCTTCTGATCGCGGTCAACGCGTCCGACTGGTCCACCCTGGCGTTGGAAGACGTCCCCGCTGGCTTCACCACGCTCACAACCTCCCGGTACGACGGCGGCACCAACGCCGTCCACGTCGCGCTCGGCTACCGCATTGCGAGCTCGGAGCCGGCGAACTACACCTTTGCTGGCGGCGGCGGCTCAGACTCCGCCGGGTGCCTGCTCCGTATCACCGGGCACCAGTCGACCCCGACGATCGTCCAGGTCGCTCCGACGGCGTTCGTGGCGGGCTCGGGGGCGACGGTGGCGCCGACCATCACCCCGAACGGGACGGACGATCTGCTGCTGTGCTTCGCCGTCGCCGACGGAGCCAACGGCGGCGGAACCCTCACCTGGACTGCGCCATCCGGCATGACTGAACACATCGATGTCCAGTCCACCACCTTCACCACCCTGACAGTGGCGTCGCTGCAGTCTCCTTCGTCCCCGTCGGGGACGAAGACGTTCACCCCCAGCGCGGCTCACGACAAGGGCGCCTGCTGCACCATCTCGATCAAGTCAGCGGCCGGTACCGCGCCCGTGGTCCCGATTTTCCCCATCTCCCAGTACGGGAGTTTCCACTGAGAGAGGTTCGACCATGGCACGTTATTCGGCGCAGGCGAAGTCGTCGGCGGCTCTGGCCGTCGACACCGGGTTCGCGTGGCTTCAGGCATCCGCAACCAACGGGTTCAAGCTCCGCCGTCTGACGCTGGGCGTCGTGGCTGGCGCGACCACCCCGACGAGTCAGCAGCTGACGGTCGGGATCAACCGTGTCACCACCGCGGGCACCACCCCCGGCGGCGGCATGACCCCGAACAAGCTCGACCCGAACTCGGCGGCCGCGGGCTCGACGTTCAAGACGACCTACGCGACCCCGCCGACCCTCACGGCGGACGACCTGTTCACGGCGCCGTTCAACAGCCAGTCCGGTGTGGACCTTCCATGGGAGCTGCTGGAGGAGTTGGCGGTGACGCTCGGGACGGCGAACGGCCTGGTGTTCATCAACCGCGACAACGCGCTCCCCGCCTCGCATTCGTACCGGATCAGCGTCGAGTGGGAAGAGTGACCTGCTTCTAACCTAGGAGTAGATCATGAACCGTCGTTGGCGGAACCTGACCGTAGCCCTCCGCCGACGCCGGTTCGACCCACCCTGGGTCGGTGTCGCACCGGCCCCGCCACCTGCACTCCCGGGATTCCGGGACCAGGCCGGTGTGCGGCCACGCTGGTACGCCCTCGTCCGGCGAGGCCGGTTCCTGCCGCTGCCGCCCGCGCCTGTCCA